GACCCGGTCACGGCCCACCTCTTGGCCCTGCCCACCAAGGACGGCTGGACGCTGCAGCGCGACCACGAGCTCATGGATCTGACGCTGACCGGGTGGATGCCCAACGAAATCGCGATGGATCTGAAGGTCAGCACCCGCGACGTGCAGGCGCGGTTCGATCTGCTGACCGGCCTGCATGAGGACGTGGCGAGCAAAAAGCAGCGCCGGTTCACACGCGAGGCGGTTCATGCCGCGCTGAAATCCCTGGTCGAAAGCGATGCGAAATGACCGAGCCCAGTGTCCAGGACATGATCACCCTGTTTGCACAGCTGCAGCTGAGCCAGGTGCTGAACAACGGCAGGCAGATCGGCCTGTCCACGCTGACCATGGCCAGCGGCCTGATGCAGCTTTGCGCGGCACAGATGGCGATGCTCAGCCCGGGCGGAGCGTCCGCCATCTTGCGCGCCTATGCCGATGTGATCGACGCGGGCCCCGGCAACGGCCCGACACAGCAAGAGGCGCGCGCCCGGTTCAACGAGGTGGGCCGCGCCTTTGTCGCAACGGTCGAGGCCAGCCGCGACTTTCCCCAGCCGCAGGGGCGGGCGTGAGCCATGGGCCAGCGCCAGCAATACTCGATCGAAGAGATCAAGGACATGCTGGTCGCGCGCATGGCCGAGCTGGCCTATCACTACGCCCCCCCGGCCAAAGGGTCCTATGAGGACAAGGGCAAGTATTTCACGCTGAACCCGGGGCGGGCCGACAGGTCGGTCGGGTCATTCGTCATCCATCTGACCGGCCACAAGGCGGGCAAGTGGGAAGACTTTGCCACCGGCCAGCATGGCGACGTGTTCGACCTGATCGGCTTGCGCCTGGGCCTGGGCAACATGGTCGACCAGCTGCGCGAGGCGCGCACCTTCCTGGGCCTGGCAACCGACAGCCCCGCCGATGCCCGCGCGCGTGAGGTGGCCTTGGCCAACGCCCGCGCCCGCCGGGCCGAGGCCGAGGCCGCCGCCCGCCGCGACCAGGACCGCACCAGCCGCCGCGCCGAAGCCATGTGGCTGGCGGCCGAGCCCAGCCTTCGCGGCACGCCGGTGGACCTGTATCTGCAGAACCGGGGCATCGACCTGGCGACCATCGGCCATCAGCCCCGAGCCCTGCGCTATCTGGCCAAGTGCCGCTATCACTTTGAGGACAAGACCACCGGCGAGGTGATCGAGTTCGACGGCCCCGCCATGCTGGCCGCCATGACGAACCTGCAGGGCCGGATCGTCGCGGTGCATCGCACCTGGCTAAGCCTGGCATCGGGCCGCTGGGACAAGGTGCGCATCCCGCACCCGTCGGCCGAGGGGCAGTTCCTGAAGGCCAAGAAGGTCTATGGCTGGGGCGACGGTTGCGCCATCCGCCTGGCATCCGGCCTGGGGACGAAAGGCGGCAAGGGCGCGCCCCTGAACCGCTGCCCGCCCGGCACCCGCGTCTACATCGCCGAAGGCATCGAGACGGCGCTGAGCGCCCGCATCCTGCGGCCCGATGCCCGGGTGCTGGCGGCCTATTCCCTGTCGAACATGGGCCGGGTCGGCCTGCCGCCCGAAGTGTCGGAGGTGGTGCTGATCACCGACCACGACCTTGGCGACCAGGCGCAAGAGCAGCTGGCCGAGGCTGTCCGCCAGCACCAGGCGCAGGGCCGCACCGTCCGCACCTGGAAATCCGACCGCCCGGGCGAAGACCTGAACGATGCCCTGCAGCGGGCCTTGAGAGAAGAAGCACAGGAGGGGGCAGCGTGACCGATCAGAAGCAACAGGTGGGCCGCGTGGCCCTGCGCGTCGAAGGGAACTGGTGGGTGGCCTACTATGCCCTGCCCAACACGATGGACGGCGCGATCGAGATGGGCCGCGTCCTCATGGCGCTGGTGCAGGACCGCGAGCGCAAGCATGCCTTCATGGGCCTGATGTCGAGCGCCGTGGGTGAGTTCCTGAAAGACGCCACCGGAGTGCATCCGGACTTCATCACCCAGGACGCTCCTGAACACGAACGCGCCGGGCGGGCCTGATCCATGAACTGGCTTCTGATCCTGACCCTGTTCCCGCCCGGAGGCGAGCCTGTCCAGGTTCCCGCCGGGGTGATGTTCGACCAGCGCCTGTGCATCGTCGCAGGCGGGGGTGCTGTGGCCGTGCTGGAACAGGCCAACCCCGGCCTGACCGTCACCTGGACCTGCCTGCCGCAAGCGGTGGCCGAAGCGTGACGACAAAGGCCCCCCTTCGCCCCGTCGCGGCCCTTGCGGCCGAGATCGAGGAGCCGCCGGTGGCGGGCGACCCGGGGCCAAAGCCCAAGGGGCATCGTCGCGACAAGCGGTCGCCAGAGCAGGTTGCGAGCGACGGTGAGCGGGATCATGGGATGCATCCCGGCCCGGGTCCCCGCGACCAAGACGACACCCCCAGCCCCCCACCTGGTCGGCCGACACGGCCCCGGGGCGAGATTTTCGACGGCTGCCCTGTGCGCCCCCTGGGGGTGAACGACGGGCATTGCTTCTATCTGGACGCCCTGGGCCAGCTGCGCCGCATCGGCAAGCATGAACGCCAGACCATCGCCCAGATGTTCGCCCACCGCACCGCGACCCTGTTCCATGCCTTTCCCAAGATGACCATGGCCAAGGACACCGGCGCCTGGCGCAAGAAGCCCGACGATTTCGAGGCTGACAAGGCCGCCCTGGCCATGATGGCCGCCTGTGGCGAGCGGGGCCTTTTCGACCCCGAGGGCGCGATCCGGGGCGTGGGTGCCTGGGTCGATGACGACGGCCAGCTGATCTATCACGCCGGGGACGTGCTGATCACGCCCGAGGGCGAGCGGGAGCCCAGAACGCACCAGGGCCGCATCTATCCCGCCTATCCGGCGATCCCCAAGCCCGCCACCCTTGTGAAGGACGGCGCCAACCCCGGCCACCAGGTGCTGGACCAGCTGGCCACCTGGAACTGGTCGCGCGACATCGACGCCCAGGTGATGCTGGGTGTGATCGGCATCCAGATGCTGGGCGGTGCCCTGGACTGGCGCCCCTTCACCTGGCTGACCGGGGGCAAGGCGGCGGGGAAATCCACCCTGCAGACCCTGATCAAGCACCTGCACGGCGGCGAGAAGGGCCTGGTGCAGTCGGCCGACGCCACCAAGTCGGGCCTGACCAGCCGCATCGGCCACGGGTCCTTGCCCGTCGCCCTGGACGAGCTGGAGCCGGGCGACGAGCGATCCTCCAAGGAACGCGACATCATCACCCTGGCCCGGGTGGCCAGCAGCGGCGGGCAGTGGTTCCGGGGATCGAGCGATCAGAAAGGCGCGGGCGGCAACGTCTATTCGGCCTTCCTGGCCTCATCCATCCTGATCCCGGGCGAGCTGAAGCCGCAGGACCTGTCGCGCCTGATCATCCTCACCCTGAACGCCTTCCCCGAGGGCGCGGTGGCCCCCACCCTGCGGGCCGACACCTGGCGCGCCCGGGGGGCTGCGCTGAAGCGCATGCTGATCGACCGCTGGCCCACATGGGCCGCGCGCCTGGACCTGTGGCGCGAGGCTTTCGCGATCGAGGGGATCACCGGCCGCAACGCCGACAACTGGGCCACCACCCTGGCCATGGCCGACATGGCCCTGCACGAAGGCCTGCCCCATGCCGACATGCTGGCTGGCTGGGCGCACCGCGTGGCCCGCCACATCCGCGCCGACGTGGCCGACCTTGGGTCGGACGCCGACGGCATGCTGATGCACCTTCTGACCCAGAAGCTGGACCCGTTCCGCCGGGGCGTACAATACACCGTCGCGCAATGGCTGATGGTGGCCGCCCAGCTGCCTGGCGCGCCCGAGGCGCTGATGGGTGGCGACACGCCCCTGGACAAGGAAGACTATGCCAAGAAGGCGAACGCGCACCTGGCCGCCGCTGGCATGCGCGTCAGCGGCACGGGCCAGGAGGCCGAGCTGTTCCTGGCCAACACGCCGATCCAGGGCCTTCTGGACCTGTTCCAGAAGTCGGACTGGGCCAAGACGGTGTGGAAGCAGTCGGCCGCCCGCGTGCCCGGCGCGCGCGCATCCGACAGCAGTCTGAAGCTGGCAGGCATCCCCACACGCGGCTGGTTCATTCCGTTCAAGTCGATGCCGGGCCTCTTGTCGTTTCCGATGGACCGCGACCGTGCGGCCCCCACCCCACCCTTGCCACCAATCGACGCGGCGGACTTCGCATGATCCCCCTTGACATTCGCCAACACCATGACGCGACAGGCATTTCCCGGCCTTGCCCCGAACCCCTGTCGGTGCCAGTATTGACGTGCGCGGAGGCCCTTCGCGGCAGTGGGTTCGGGGCTGTCTATCCCGATTGCGACATGTCTGGTGTCGCTTTTGCCCGCAACGCCGCAACGGATAGGGGGGTCCGACCGTTGCGGGTTCCGTTGCGGCTTTTCCGCTTTGGGATCATGGGCTTAGACAAGCCGCAACGCCGCAACGCCTCCAAACCGATCCCCTACATGTGTGCGCATGCGCGCGCCTGCGCGATCACGCGCGCGACCGTTGCGGCGTTGCAGCGTTGCGCCCCCTTCTCTCTCTTTCTCTATCTTCCTGAAAAGAAAGAAGAAAAGGGGGTGTTTCCCCAGCGTTCAGCCGCAACGCCCCTTCCGTCAGGCGTTGCGGGTGGCGTTGCGGCTTGGGTCAAGCCCTTGAAATCATTCGATTTGAGGGGGTTTTGACGATGCCGAAGGGCACCTTGTTCGACGATCTGGCCCGGGATGCCGCCCGGAACATCGAGGCGGCGCGCGAGGCGGGGCAGCAGCTGCAGCTCCTCGATGACCCCTTGCCCGCCCCGGTGGCCGAGGGCCAGCGCCCGCCGCGCGGCAAGGGCAAGGTGACCAGCCAGCTGCGCGACTGGTGCGCTGCCAAGGGCTACCGGATGCCCGAGGACGTGCTGATCCAGATGGCGGGTATGGCCGCGAACGAGGACGTGTTCCTGTTCGCCATGCGCCGGTGCGAGCAGGTGCTGGCCTGGGCCGAGGCGGGCGCGCGCAAGACCGCCCAGGTGATCCGCGACGGCTGCCTGGTGGAGGTCGATCTGGACACCAGAGCGACCATGTCCCAGCGGGTGGCGCTGTTCCAGACGATCTATGCCGGGGCGCTGAAGGCGGCGGATGCCCTGTTGCCCTATGGCCTGGGCAAGGTGACGCCGGACGCGCCCACCGCGCCGCCGGTGCAGGTGTTCGTGGCAGCGCCGCAGGGTGCTGCCACTGGCCGGCCAGGCGACCAGGCGCGGGACGTGACGCCCCAGCCGGGCCGGATCGGCCCGCCGCCGATGCCCGGACAGGCCGCGATGCAGGGCCAAGAAAATCAATGGTTTAGCAGCGCCGCGCCGATGCAGTCGGACAGCGCCAGTCGGACGGAAGGGCCAAGCCGTTGAAATCGCAGGACCAATACAGCTTAGACCGGCTGATCAAAAATCAGCAGCGCCGCGCCCCGGCCACCGCCCTGGCGGGCCTGGCCTCGACCCCCACCCCCCTTGCCCTTCCGGCCGATCGGCCCCGCGCCGCGACCCCCGGGGGGGCCACCGCGCGCCAGTCTCTCTCCCCATCTGTCCGACCCCATACGGCCATTCCGGCCTGCCAAGGTGGTTCCAAAACGCGACAGGGGGACGCCGCCAAAGGGGTGGGGGGTGTGCGCCCGGCCCTTGCGCCCGAGGGGGCGCGGAACGGCCTGACCGTGGGGGTGCGGACATGGTGACCGCGACCCTGACCCCGGATCAGGTCCTCGCGCAGGCGGAGCTTCTGGCGGGGATGACGGCAGGCGAGGCAATCGCCAACCTGGACGGAAATTTCGCGGATGGCAACATCCCTGATGCCACGGAGTTCACGTTTCCCGGCCCCGTGGCCGAGGCCTATTACTGGGACGACAGCAGCGTCGTCGGCATCGAGGGGCCGGTGGGCAGCGGCAAGACCACGACCAAGATGCGCCGCAAGCTGCGCCGGGCGGTGATGATGCCAAGGTCGGTGATCGACGGGGTGCGTTACTACAAGTGCCTGTTCGTTCGCGAGACCTACCGCCAGCTGTGGGCAACGGTCATCCCGTCCTACCTGGAGACCTTTCCCCGGCATCTGGGGGCCTGGTCGGGCGGGCGTGGCGATCCCGTGCGCCACCACATCCGCTTTGCCGACGCGGATGGCGATATCGACTTTGTCGCCGAGTTCATGGCCTTTGGGGACAACGTGGCAGCATCCCTGCGCGGGTTGCAGGTCACCGACCTGGACATCAGCGAAGCCGACACCAACCCGCTGGACACCCTGACCTTCGGGATCGGCCGGATCATGCGCTACCCGGCCAAGCAGCACTTTGAGGGCTATGCCCCCGAGTTCCTGTCCTATGGCCAGATCGACTGCGATTTCAACGCCCCGGACGAGGACAACTGGACCTTCAAGTTCTTTCACGACGAGAAGGAACGGGCAGAGATCGCCAAAATCCTGAACGCCACTTTGGGCAAGGGTGCCAAGCCGATCAGTTTCAACTTCTACCGGCAGCCCGGCTATGGCGAACCCGGCGTCGAAAACCTGCAGAACCTGTCCCCGGGCTATTACGAGCTGCAGATCGCGACCAACAAGCTGGCGGGCAAGTCCGACGTCACCAGCCGGATGGTCTACAACCGGACCACCTATCTGCGCGCCGGTGAACCGGTGTTCCAGCGCGAGTTCAACCGCCGCATCCATGTGGCCGAAGCCACCATCCAGCCCGACCCGGCGCTGCCCCTGCTGATCGGCCTTGACCAGGGCTTCAAGGGCGCGGCGACCCTGGCGCAGTTCGACGATCCGTTCCACTGGACCATCCTGGCCGAGCTGCACTTCGACAAGGAACGCCTGATGGCGGCCGAGTTCGGGCGCCGCCTGGCCGATCTGATCCAGCGGCGGTTTTCGCACCTGCGCATCGAGGGCGGCTGGGGCGACATGGCCGGCGAACAGGGGGCATCCCAGGGCGCCGACGAAAACGCCACCTGGAACCGGATCGTCGGGCAGACGGCCGGGTTCCGCGTGCGGCCCCAGCGCATCGGCACCAACCGCCTGCAACCCCGGCTGGAGGCCGTGCGCGCGCCCTTGGAATTCGTCCAGGGCGGCAGGCCGGGGCTGATCATCGACCCGTCGTGCAAGTTCCTGATCCGCGGCTTCGAGGCCCGGTATGTCTGGAAAGACGAGGTCGATGCATCGGGCGACAAGCGCAAGGTCCCCGACAAGCACATGACCGAGGCGAACGTGATCGACGCCCTGCAATACCTGCTTTTGTCGCGGCACAAGGCCAATGGCCTGAGCCAGATCAGCTTTCCGACCCGCGCGGCGGGCGGAGAGGGCGATGCCCGCTGGGGCCGCCCGATGGAGCCCGCCGGGGGGCTGTCCACCCGGTATGACCCGATGAACCTTTATGGAGAGTGACATGAGCCGAAGCATGATTGGCGGCAGTCCCGACGCAATGGCGCGTGACTTCAACTGCAACGCCCCGTCCTACCCGGCACCCGAAGTCAATCGTGAGCCGACGATCCTGCAGGAGATCGAGCGCCTGCAGACCGAAACCATCTGCATGGCGTCCGCTGCCCTCGATCGGGTCATCAACCTGCAGGAGCGCCTGGTGGGCAAGGTCCCGCCCGCCGACGCGAACGCCATTGCGGAAGGTATCCGGTTTTCCCCGGAAGGCCAGCTTGGCGAAAGCTATCACCTGGCCTTCCGGCTGCGCGACACGCTCAACCGGCTGCACCGCCAGCTTGACCAGCTGACCAACATCTGACCCCCAACCGCCCCCATGAGGGGCAGAGAGGACTGACATGACCAAGGCAAAGACCCCGACCCCCGAGGCCATCCCCGAAGACCAGGCGCTGCCCCTTACCGGCCAGCCCGGGGCACCCGATCAGCCGGGTGCGGACGCATCGCCCACCGCCGAGCAGCTGGCCCAGGCGGCTGCCGATGCGCAGGCCAAGGCCGACACCGAAGCCGCCGAGGCCGCCGCAGCCGCCCAGGTGGCCGACAAGGCCGAGCAGCTGGCCCAGGCCGAGGCGGCGGAAGCGGCGGCGGCGGCAGAGGCAGCCGAAAAGGCGCGGGCCGAGGCTGACGCAGCGGCGGCGGCCGAGGCGGCAGCCCAGCCGCAGCTGAACGTGCAGGCGCTGACCTACTGCGCGCGGCAGATCGACATGCTGAACACCAGCGGCCACCGCCTTGGCCTGGTGGACGAGCTGGCCCAGCTTTACCGCATGGAAATCACCGAGACCGAGGGGGGCGTGACCGTCACCTGCGAAGGCGTCACCTCGCCCCGGTGCGACACGGTGGAGAACGCCCTGGACCTGTGGGCCAACGCCGCGCGCCGGGCCTGCCTGGAGGCGGCGGGCTGACCATGATCCGCGTGTGCCCCTGGGATGATCTTGCCGCGCTGGCCGTGTTCAACCGGCTGGACGTGCATGACCACATCGAGGCCGAGATCGTGCGGGGCACCGTCTACACCGCCCCTGGGCTGTTCGCCGACTGGCGGATGGCCCAGGGGCAAGGCCCCCTGTCGCTGATCGCCCGGACGCATCCGGCGGGGCGGCCCTTTGCCGTGATCGCCCTGGGCAACACCGGCCAGGCCGGGGTGGCGCAGGCTGCCCTTCTGGCCGCCGACCATGACCGCCACCGCCTGGACCTGGCCCGCCTGGCCGTGGCAATCCGCCAGCGGATGCCCGCCTTTGCCGCCGAGACCGGGATCAACCGGATCGAGGCCCGCGCCTGGGCCGGTCACCCCACTGCCGCCCGCCTGCTGGCCGCCATGGGGTTCACCCATGAGGCCGATCTGCCCGCCTTTGGCCGCGACGGCCGCCACCTGTTCCGTCAGTTCGCCTGGACCGCCTCTATCGCCCCGCCTGAAGACCTGCCGCCTGCCACCACCCCAACCCAGACCGAGGAGGTTTTCTGACATGTGCATGCCGAAAGTGAAGGCGCCAAGGCCCGTGCAGGTCGCGGCCTATGACAACAGCGAGGCCCTGCGCCAGGCCGATATGGAGGCGGCCCTGCGCCGCCGCCGCAGGGGCGCTGCCGCCAACATCCTGACCGGCCCCATGGGCATCCCGTCCACCGCCACCATGGGGGCCCCGGCATGAACGCCTATGCCCCCCTCGCCGCCTTTGACGACGGCAAGACCCGCGCCGAGGCCGACATCGCCCGCTGGTCCGAGCTGAAGACCGACCGCAGCCAGCATGAGCGCATCTGGGAGGAAATCGCCCGCCTTATGCGGTCGCAGCGCGGCGGTTTCGGGCTGACCGACCCCGCCGGGCGGCAGCTGGAAAAGCCCCTGTCAAGCGCGCCGATCCATGCCCTGGGCAACTTTGCCGCTGGCCTTTACGGCACCCTGACCAACCCGGCAAACCAGTGGTGCGGCCTGTCGACGAACGACCCCGACGACATGAAGAACCACGAACATGCCCTGTGGCTGAACACGGTCAGCTGGCGGGTCCTGGCCAGTTTCCAGCCGTCGGTTTCGACCTTCTACACCGCCGCCCAGCAGGTCTATGGCGACATCGCCGCCTTCGGCAACGCCGCCCAGTATGACGAGGTTCTGGAGGATGAGCGGAAGATCCTCGACATCACGGTCAGTCTGGCCGAGATCGTCTGGGATATCGACGCCTTCGGCCGGGTGGTGGAGGTGGTGCGCCGGTTCATGCTGACCCCGGAACAGGCCCTGTCGATGTTTCGCCGCGACGATGACCAGTTGCCCGAGAAGCTGAAGGACCTGGCCGAAAAGGGCGACCGCACGCGCATCGCCTTCTATCACCGGGTCGGACGCAACGACCTGTTCCGCAAGGGGCGCCTGGGGCCGAACGGCAAGCGGTGGTATTCCCGATACTCCACCGAGTGCGACACCGCCCTGGTGCGCGTCCGGGGCTATGACGACATGCCGTTCTATGCCCCCCGCTGGGATGTGGACACGGGCCACACCTATGGCACCGGCCCGGCCTTTACCGCCCTGGCATCGGCGCGCCTGCACCACCGGATGACGGATGCCACCATCCGCGCCGCGCAGCGCGCCGCCGATCCCACCATCCTGGCCCCCGACCGGGGCGATTGGCCGCTGAACGGGGCAATCCAGCCCGGCAAGGTGGTCTATGGCGCGATGAACATGCAGGGGCAGGCGATGCTGCAGCCCCTGGACGTGTCGGGCCGGTTGCAGCTGACCCTGCAGGAACGGCAGGAGGTGATGCAGGAAATCCGCGATGCCTTCCACTACACGCTGATGAACCTGGCCGGGCGCACCGGCATGACCGCGACCGAGGTCATGGCCATCACCGAGGAACGCCAGCGCCTGTGGGCCCCGCATCAGGGCCGGTTGCAGGAGGAATACCTGGCGCCCAAGGTCGCCCGCCGCTTCACCCTGTTGTGGAAAGCCGGGCAAATCCCGCCGCCGCCCAAGGGGCTGGCGGGCAAG